CCCAAAGAAGAGGCCTTGTAAGTCATTGAAAAGATTGGGATAGTGCCTGAGCTGGGCAATTGTCCATTGAAATTGTCCCTCGGACTGTAAGTTATTGAAAAGATTGCCGAATTTGAAATCTTAATGCACGAGCGCTCAGTGGGCAAGTCATTGAAAAGGTTCAACAAGTGCACTAGATGGAAATGGTCAAATTTTGTGCGTTTTTCGGGTCGTATGGGTAGGTAGCTGTATGTATGTATGATCTCTCTCTCTCTCCAGATCCATGAGGGGATCCTCTAATCCTCCTACCAACTATCTCGCTTAGTAAAAGTTACATTTTCCATTCATGCTCGAGCTAAGTTATTGAAAAGAAAGAGAAAGTGCCTGGAGCGCTAATGGAAACCCGAGCATTAAGATGGAAGTGTCCATGTCAAAGTTCCAAATTGTCTGGTTAGTGCTCCTCGAGCATTAAGGGACAGTGAGGGAGCAGCATACGAGCAAAGTATGTCACAGTGGCAGGTGGTTGCTTGCACCCGACCAAGGCGACCGAAATACGACCAGCCTGCTCAGTCTTAGATCGTTAGCCCTTCGGTCCGTTCAACGTGATGTTGTTCAGCCTAGCGAACTCCTTGCCCTCAGGAGTCTTGAAGAATTGGTCAGCCGCACTGACTCTGGTCTTCTGCCCTGCCCGAGTGAACTTACCTCGGACTCTGCTTCTCAAGTACTGATCGCACATCTCAACGATCTCGGCCTGCGAGTATTGCCTGTTCAGATCGTCCCAGTCCTGGATCTGACTCGGGATATTATACTTGGTGATCATGCGACTCTCCGCCTGAGCTCGGCTGGTCGTATTCGGTTTTCAAAGACCTCTTGCAACAAGGCTATAGTCTCACGAAGAATTCATGAGGGCAACTCAAAAGTTTGAGCAGCGCCGAAGCAAGCTAGCACAGAGTATTCAGGAAGGCAAGGGACCGCGCCCCAGCAGCCCCCCCGCGCGACGCGGAAAGCCACTTCCCCGCCCAGCAATCTTCTGCCTGCTGGGGTGATCGGGCAGGCAGAGCCTCCAGGCAGAGCCTCCAGAGGCAGAGCCTCCAGGCGTCTGAATTCCTCAGAGCTTCTAAGTTATTGAAATTGTTGGCAAAGATTTTTGTTGCCATGGGTGAAAGAGTGTGATATAGTAAAGCTGACAATGATGAAATGTCGGGAGCTACAGGGGTGAACGGGCGAGAGCAGCGGCGAGCAGCACTCGCGGAGAGGCTGACTGGAGGCCACCGAACCTCTGGTCCGACCGCCATCGCGTTCGTGGATCAGCTCACTGACAACATTGCCCGACTGATCTTCCTAGGGAACTCGGTCGAAGAGATCTCGCAGGAACTCGCCGTGGAAGCTCAGGTCATTGGTCGGGTGATCGCATCCCCCGAGTACACGACCAAGATCAGGGAACTCCGCATGGAAGCGGATGCTCAGGCGATCGACGCTGCCACCCTGATCAAGAAAGCGCAGGGCGAAGCAGTCCTGACGGCTAAGCACATCATGCGGAATGGGACGAAGGAAAGCAATCGACTGTCTGCCTCGTTCGGCCTTCTGGCTCGCGGCGGGCATGGCCCGAAGCAACAGATGCCTGGGAACGCAGGCTTGCTCCTGAGCGAAGCTGTGGCTCAGCGACTCGTCGATGTAATAGCCGAGTTACCGCGAGTGGCTCAGGCTGAGATCCTGGATGGATCTTCCAACTCAGACTGATTTCCCTCCTGAAGACCTAGAAGCTCTGGATCGCAAGGTCCAGGAGACACCACAGGCCGTCGCTCTCAGCCTGGCTGAGATCGGCAGACTCCGCGAGCTCGGTCGGACCAACCTCTACTTCCTAATCAAAGCAATCCTGGGCTACGATCGGCTCAGCCCGACCTTCCATGGCCCGGTCTGCGCATATCTCCAGCGAGTGACATCGAAGAAGAAGCGACTCGTCCTTCCTCGTGACTTCTACAAGACCACGATGGTCAAGGGCTTGGTCATTCAGCTCATCCTCAACAACCCGGAGATTCGAATCCTGATCCTCAAGAACTCAGGCAAGAATGCTGAGAAGGATCTAGCTGAGATTCAGGGTCACTTCGAGAAGAACCATCTCTTCAGGACCCTGTATCCTGAGGTCATTCCGCCAGACATTCGGAAGGTGAAGTGGAATCAACAGGAAATGGAGATTCCGCGAGAAAGCTCCTGGTCGGAAGCCACGGTGGAAGCAATCGGCGTGACAGGAACCGCAGTCGGCCGGCACTTCGACGTGATCATCGAGGATGATCTCGTGGATCAGGAATCGATCCAATCGCGAGATCAGATCGATAAGATCATCGAACGCCACAAGCTCCTCAAGTTCCTCTGCGTGAACTGGCGAGATGCAATCTCAATCATGATCGGCAATCGCTGGGGGCATCACGATCTCATCGGCTGGTCCATGAGGAACGAGCCTTACTACGATCACTTCTTCGCAGCCGCAAAGTTCCGGAACAAGGCGGGTGAGTGGCAAGCAACTTTCCCTGAACAGTTCGACCTTCCGACCCTGGCTCAGCTCGAGCTGAATCCCTACATCTTCTCCTGCCAGATGATGAATGAACCGATCGATGAAGCCCGCCAGGTTTTCAAGAAGGAATGGCTCGAGAACTCCTACTATCGCAAGGGCGTGGATCCGAAGGAAGGCGGGCCAAAGCGAGACGGATATCGCGTGATGATCGTCGACCCTGCGATCGGGAAGAAGCTCACCAACGACTATTCCGGCATGACCATCACCAACGTCGATGAGAATTTCAATTGCGACATCCTCTATGCCGAGAGGAAGCGAGTCGGCGTTGCAGAGCTCATGGAATGGATCTTCCAGCTTCATGCCGCTTACATCCCTCATGTCATGGGATGTGAGATGGTCAGCCTTGCAAAGGCTCTCGGCTATGCTTTCGAGAATGAGCAAAGGAAGCGGAACTACTACTTCCATGTCGAGGAACTTCAGGCAAACACGCATGTCTCGAAGGAAATGCGCATCCGAGTCCTTCAGCCTCTCTTCGCCCGATCACAGATCCATCTAGATCCTGAGATGGTTGATCTCGTCGGCGAGCTCATCGACTTCCCCTTCGGCGAGCACGACGACATCCTCGATACCCTCAGCTACCTCCCTCAGATCTGGATGCCTGGCCGGGAGGAAGAAGGTCGCCAAGCCTATGGGGCGACTCCGGATCCCTTCCATCTCGATTCGATCCTGGCAGAGCTTCGTGGCAGGGCGCAAGCACGCGCCGAAGACTTCTACCCCCTTGTCCTTCATGGCAGGAGGAATTGATGATCAGGGTTGCTGCGCTACTCATCCTGCTCCTGCTGATCCCCGCACTCGCGGCTGCGCAGACCGTGGGTCCGACCTGCACACTCCTCTGGGATCCGTCCACCAAGGACGTCAACGGTGCCCCGCTCCTGTCACCTGTCACGTTCTACAATCTCTGGATCAAGGATTCGCCGATACCGGTCCCAGTCCCGGGAGTCACGGCTCCCACTGCCACTGTGCCTAGTCCGACCACCTCATGGGACTGCTCCAAAGTCAGCCCCAACGTGCCGCACTTTGCATGGGTCTCAGCCTGGAACGGCCTTGACTCTGGGGTCTCCACTGCCTCCACCGCGGTGCCGCCGGTCCCCGCCGTCCCTTTAGCATTCACCTTTGTACCTACGTTGCCCACAGCAGCCCCAGGACCGCCGATCAACCCCCGGGTAACGAAATGATCATTGTCATCTACAGCGTGGGGAGCAATCCATGTTGAATCACCTTTTCATGACATGGCAAGCTAGGAGGGGCTAATGGCCACAGTCACTCCAGTGGTCAGGTCGATCGCTCATGGAATCGTAAGCGTGATCTGGGACTTCGCAGGTGCAGACACCTGTCTCCCGATCCGGCTTCCGCAATATCCAGACAAGGCTCTGACTGTGATAGCTGGCACGATCGGGACTTCAGTCTTGGTCCTGCAAGGAAACAACGACATCGATGTGAATGGAAACCCGGTCGCAGCCTCCTGGCAAACCCTCCATAGGCCAGCCGGAACAGGGCTTAGCTACACCACGAATGGGGTGGATCAAGTCCTGGAAGACCCCGTCTGGATTAGGCCAGATCCAACTGCGGGAACCGGGACCGGGCATCGGATGGCCCTTACCTTGCGCAGGAATATCCCCTTCCCCTAGGAGAGCAAGATGAACACTGCTGAAGCCGCTCAGGCGCTCGAACCACTGGCACAGTTCATCGAGCGATTCAAGGATGTGAAGGAAGTCATGGAATTCCTTCGGCAGGGTGATGCCGAGATCCGACGGATCGAGTCAGGGAAGCAGGAAGCTGAAGGAAGACTTCGAGCCGTAGAGGGTCAAGTCAGGGAACAGCAAGCCCTCCTGACCAGCTTGGATGACCAGGTCGCTGGTCGGGAGGATTCGAAGCGCCGCTACGACGACGAGATCACTGAACTCGATAGCAAGACCAAGGAACTTCGTCGTGAGTTCGACCTAACCAAGCTTGAACTTGAAGGCAATGCCAGAACCCTTCATAGCCAGCTGGATCTCGAGCATGCAGAGCAAGTCCAAGCCCTGCAGGAAGAAATCAAGGCTCTGGAAGGCCAGCGTGATTCCCTGAAGTCTGATCTTGCCCGGATCGCAATGGCGGCAGGAGCGCATGTATGAAGACGCGGTCGCGCGAACGGATCGCGTTCTGGCTCGGCTGGATCGCTAGCTCGGGGCTAGTGCTGCTCGTGCAGCTTGGGCTGCGATGGCTGGGGTGACTACGACG